AATCAGCTACTTAAAGAACTCCTTCCGGGTCTTAACGCCCTGTTTGGTCTTGAGTACAACCGTTACGGCGAAGAGCACAAGGAGATTTACGAAACTGAATCTTCCGAGCGTTCTTTTGAAGAAGAAACCAAGCTGTCGGGCTTCTCGGCTGCTCCGGTGAAGAACGAAGGTCAGGCTATCCAGTACGACAACGCACAGGAAGCGTGGACTGCTCGTTACAACCACGAAACCATTGCGATGGGCTTTTCGATCACGGAAGAAGCTGTCGAAGATAACCTCTACGACTCGCTGTCCAGCCGCTACACCAAGGCGCTGGCCCGTGCGATGGCTTACACCAAACAGGTGAAAGCTGCTTATGTGTTGAATCAGGGCTTCAATGGCGCGGTCACCTATGGTGACGGTCAGCCGCTCTTCAGCACCGCGCACCCGCTGGTTTCCGGTGGCACCAACAGCAACACGCCTAGCACTGCTGCTGACCTTAACGAAACGTCGCTTGAAGCTGCGGTCATTCAGATTGCTGCTTGGACTGACGAACGTGGTCTGCTGATCGCTGCGAAGCCGAAGAAGCTGATTGTTCCGCCGGCCCTGATGTTTGTCGCCACCCGCCTGCTCGAAACCGAGCTTCGCGTCGGCACCAACGACAACGACATCAACGCGCTGAAGAACAATGGTTCGATCCCCGGCGGCTACACGGTTAACCACTGGTTGACCGACACCAACGGCTGGTTCCTGACCACCGACGTTCCGAATGGCCTCAAGCACTTCGTGCGTACCCCGATGTCCACCGGAATGGATGGAGACTTCGACACTGGAAACGTGCGTTACAAGGCTCGTGAGCGTTATTCGTTCGGCGTGTCTGACCCGCTTGGCATCTTCGGTTCTCCCGGCGCTGCCTAAAACCATTAACTTGGTTTTGAGGAAAGGGGGCTTCGGCCCCCTTTTCTTTTGGTTTTTTCTGTGCTATATCCATTTTTAATCCGGGGCTTCCCGGTGTAACCAACAGCCGCCCCGGCTGACATCATGCAGATGGTTACACTGAACTCGCATGAGAGGACAATTTGATGGCTACTTCTACTACCCTTGCTATTTGGCGCTCAAGTGGTGGCGACCAGACCAAGACCGCGTATGCCGGTCAGATGGTTATGTCGGCTACGTTTTATTTCAGCCCGATTTCCGCCGCTGGCACCGCCGTTCAGAAATCTTCGACTGACACTTCGCGGGTCATCCTGCCGCAGAACGCTATTGTTTTGGCGATTTTTGCCAACGCGACCACGACCGGCGGCACTTCCCCGACGTTCAACATTGGTTTCACGGGAAACACCACTGGCACTGCATCTAACAGCGGCCTCATCGTCAACCAGTCTGCTGCTACTGCCAAGTTGGCGCTTAACTGGGCTTCTGCTTCTACTGGCACTTCGATGGGCGCGGTCGCTTCTTCGTCCGAGCTTGTGTACATCACGGGCGGTACGGGTACGGGTACGGCTGGCAGCGCGAGCACGGTTTCCGGTTATATCCAGTACATCGTGTCCGATAACGGCGCGTTCACGGCCTAATAAAAAATAGGTAACAATATGCGCCCAATCGTTTTGAAAACTTATGGGATTTCAATTTCCTCGCCTGCGGTGATGGATCACTACATATCCCCCTTCAATGTCGGGTTGGGCGTAGTTGTTACCGGATCTGCTACCTTCACCGTGCAGCATACGTTTGACGATGTGTTTGATCCTTCGGTGACCCCCACTTGGTTTAGCCATCCCACTCTTGCGGGCCTTTCCGCTAGTTCGGATGGTAACTATGCGTTTCCGGTAAGGGCGATTCGCCTTAACCAAACGGCGGGCGCTGGGTCTGCGGTGTTGACCGTAATTCAAGCCGGGATGCCGGGGGGCTAATGGCTAGCGGAGTAGGGTTTGCCGGTGTTGCAGACTTTGCCAATAATTACCCCGGCACTGCGCTGGGGGTGGTTGCTAATGCCGATAATGGGTATGGAGACTCTGTGGGCGATTCTGAAGTCATCGTGTATGGCGGGCTTACCCCTACCATAGGGTACATTCTGATGCAGACTTCGGGATATGTACTGCAAGAAACCAGTAGCAAGATTGAATTGGAAACTTAAACATGGCCGACACTAAAATTTCAGCGATGGCCTTTGCTACTGCGTTAACAGGCACAGAACTTGTGCCGTTGGTGCAGGGTGGTGTGAACGTCCAGACGCCTTCCAGTGCATTTGGTACGTTATTCCGCACCAATTATAGCAACTTTGGCGCTTGGCAAGACACCACAACTCAAACAGGGTCTACGACCACTCCCACGGCGATGACGTTCGATACCGCCGACGCTATTGATGGGGTTACGCTTGTATCAGGATCTCGGCTTACGGTTCCTGTGACGGGGGTGTACAACCTTCAATGGAGTGGGCAATTTCAAAATTTAGACCAAGCTGTCCAAGACATTTGGGTTTGGGTGCGTATCAATGGGGCAGATTTAGCCGGGTCTACGGGGTTAATTAGCATTCCCTCCCGTAAAAGTGTAGGCGCACCCAGTCATATTGTTACGGGCTGGAACTATTTCCTTAACTTGACTGCTAGTCAATATGTAGAATTGTATTGGTTAAAAGAAACGTCAGGAATCACACTTACCCCCTATGCGGCGTCTGTATCTCCTCCGTATCCGTCAACTGCGTCTGTCATTGTAACTATAGCTCAGGTGGGATAATGGCTAAACACAAAACTGAAGCGTGGACTCGTAAAGAAGGTAAAGCCGAATCGGGCGGTTTGAACGCCAAAGGCCGTGCGTCCTACAACAAAGCTAACCCCGGTAAGCCGGGGTTGAAAGCTCCGCAGCCGGAAGGTGGCCCGCGTAGGGATTCATTCTGTGCCCGGATGAAAGGGATGAAGAAGAAGCTGACTAGCAAAAAAACCGCCAGCGACCCCAACAGCAGGATCAACAAAAGCCTTCGGGCGTGGAATTGTTAGGAGATAGAAATGGCTAAACAGCTTTCGCCTTTTGAAAAAGAATTTGCCGCCGCTCGTGATCGCGGTGACCTTAAATTTAAATTTAAGGGCAAGGACGGGGCTACTAAAGAGTACACCACTGAGCGTAAAGATGAACCGCGCCGCACTAAGTACAGCACCACTGCTGACACGGCGAAATTCCGAGCGGAACGTGATAAGCCGCGTACTTCGATGGGTCAGACAGGGACTCGAAATTTTTCGTCGTCGCCGTCCTCTTCCAAACCCGAAGCGGAAGATGGTACTCGGAAGGCTCTGAAAGACCTTTCTGCGCGTACTTCGCCTCGTGAACTGGGGAAAATCCCTCCACGCAAGTACTCCGCTGGTGAAGTCCAAAACATGGCGTCTCGTGAAGCTGATAGAAAAGGTTCTTTGGCGAACCAATACCGTAAAGAGAGCCGGATGAAAGATCTGGACGCCACCGCTGCAATGATGGGCGCGGTTGCCGGTGCCCCTGCTGTGACTGGGGCGTTTAAGGGCGCTACGATTCCGGAACTCATGAAAGATGTTGCGGGCACCATCCCCGGTAAAGTTGTTAACCCTGCAAGGGTGATGGGGGAAAAAGCTTCCCGACGCGCTTCGGATATTTACGGAGCGGCTACTGGGCGAGGATATAAAAAAGGCGGCAATGTGAAAAAAGCGAAAGAATCCAAGGCAATGGTCAAGAAGGAGGTTTCGTTCTTCAAAAAGAAGGGCGCTCCGAAATCCATGATCAAGCACGAAGAGAAAGAAGCCAAGGACATGAAACGCGGCGGCGGTAAGGTAATGAAGTTTGCCAAGGGCGGCAGCATCGACGGTTGCGCGATTCGTGGCAAAACCAAGCTCAAACGAGTGAAAATGTAATGATGAAAAAGCGGACTAAGCGATTTGTAGATGGCGGCACTGCTTCTTCTGGAATCCAGTCCGCTTTTGACCAACCTCGTGGCTCTAACAGCGGGATTGGGTTGGGTAACAATGCCCCGTTGGTGCAGATTGGTTCCGAAACCGGAGTGGGTGGCGTTCGCGCTGCCCCGCAAGCCTACGGCCCTCTGAACATCGGCCAGCCCGTTGCCCAACCGCAGCAGATGCGTAAGGGCGGCAAAGTGAAAACCAAAACCTACGCCAAAGGCGGGGTGGTTAAAACTCGCGGGGATGGCTGCTGCAAGAAAGGCCACACCAAAGGGACGATGCGATGAGAGTTTCACGCGGTATGGGCATCATGAGCAAAGCGAAAATGCCGAAGGCTAAGGCGTTGAGTAAGGGTGGCAGCACCAACTGGATCGCCGGGGCTATCAAGAAGCCGGGGGCGCTCCGCGCCTCCTTGGGCGTCAAGGGTGACAAACCCATCCCTGCGGGTAAACTTGCTAAAGCTGCTAAGGCTCCGGGGTTGATGGGCAAACGTGCGCGGTTGGCGCAGACGTTAAAGGGGTTTAAGAAATAATGGCTGCTAAACCGGGGCTGTACGCTAACATTCACGCGAAAAAAGCCCGCATTGCGGCGGGTAGCAAAGAAAAAATGCGGAAACCCAACTCCCCCGGCGCGCCGACTGATAAAGCGTTCACGCAGTCTGCCAAGACCGCAAAGAAGAGTAAGAAGTAATGACTACCTCCGCGTCTCCTCCGGTATTTAACCTCAACCTCAACGAGTTGATCGAAGAGGCGTTTGAGCGGGCGGGCGCGGAGTTGAGAACTGGTTATGAATTTCGGACGGCCCGGCGCAGTCTTAATTTGATGTTTGCCGAGTGGGCGAATCGCGGGATTAATTTGTGGACAGTTGAGTCAGACACGGTCGCCCTCTCCCAAGGGCAAGCTACCTACCCCCTCCCCGTAGACACCGTTGACTTGATGGAACACGTTATCCGTACCAATGCGGGGACTTCGATTCAATCGGACATCCCGGTTTCGCGCATTAGCGTTTCGACCTACTCCAGCCTACCCAATAAGACCGCGCAGGGTCGTCCGATCCAGATTTACATCAACCGGCAGAGCGGGGCTACTGAACCCAGCGGCGTGCAGTATCCGACGTTCACGTTGTGGCCTGTGCCCAACGTCTCCGACACCTACCAACTTGTGTATTGGCGGCTTCGCCGGATGTTAGACGCCGGGACTGGCGTCAACACGCAAGACATCCCGTTTCGTTTCCTACCTGCAATGGTGGCGGGATTGGCGTACTATGTGGCGCTTAAGATCCCAGAAGCAGCGCAACGGATTCCTATGCTTAAGCAGATGTATGACGAGGCTTGGCAGCAGGCATCGGATGAGGATCGTGAGAAAGCGGCTTGGCGAATTGTGCCGCGTGAGATGTTCATCCAATGAGCAATAAGTTTACATCTGGTCGGATTGCTATTGCCGAGTGCGATAGGTGCGGCCAGAGGTATAAGCTGAAGCAGTTGAAAGAGTTGGTCATTCGGACAAAGAAGACCAATATTTTGGTTTGTCCGACCTGCTGGGAACCCGACCACCCGCAAAATTTGCAGGGGCTATACCCGGTAGAAGATCCCCAAGCCGTGCGGAACCCCCGCCGGGATAACACATACATTGTGTCTGGGTTGAACTATTTGGGCGCTTTGGGAGAAGGTAGCCGGCAGATTCAATGGGGCTGGAATCCAGTAGGATTCGGCGGTAACAGTGCGCTGACGCCAAATGATTTGGCAGCGGTGGGTGTAGTAGGAACAGTAGGAGTGACTATCTCATGAAGAAGATGAACAATGGCGGCTTGAGCAAGCACATGCAAGAACAGCATGACATTAAACCGGCAAACAAAGCCAAAGGGTTCAACAAGGGCGGCGCTACCAAGTGCATGAAGAAAGGTGGCCCGACTGGTTTGGAAATGCGGAAAGTGGGCCGGAACATGGCCCGTGCTAACAATCAGCGGGGGCGGTAATGGCTAAATACAGTATGAAACGTGGAGGTAAGGAGGTAGGCCCAGCGTCGGTCTACGCCGAGCCGCATACGATGACTGGGAAGGCTGTGAACGCTAAAGATTTCACTGGTCGCAATGTCAAGCCGATGCCTTCTGATTGCATCAGCGTGGGAAATTATTCCACCGTTGATTTTGATCAGGCACCGAAGAAGCAGACCATTAAAATCCGTGGATGTGGTGCGGCGACCAAGGGCACGATGGCTAGCGATAAGATGGGCTAACAGATGAATTATTCCGAGTTAGTGACGGAGATTCAGTCGTATGTAGAGAACGAGTTCGCTACGGCTGACATTAATACGTTTATCGAGCAGGCAGAGCAGCGGATTTATAACACTGTTCAGCTTCCGGCTATCCGTAAAAATGTGACTGGATCTCTGACTATCGGGAATAAATATCTGTCAGTACCCACCGACTGGCTGGCGACGTTTTCGTTGGCGGTGATTGATGCTGCTGGAGAGTATCAATACCTGCTTAATAAAGATGTGAATTTTATCCGCGCAGCCTATCCGACGACGGCAGTGTTAGATCGCGGACTTCCTGAGTATTACGCCATCTTCGACTCTAATTCGTTCATCCTTGGGCCGACCCCGGATTTAGCTTACACCGCCGAGCTTCACTACTACTATTACCCCGAGTCCATCGTCACCGCTGGCACTACTTGGCTGGGTGATAATTTTGACTCCACGCTGCTTTACGGCGCGTTGCTGGAAGCGTACACCTACATGAAGGGTGAGCAGGACGTACTCGTGATGTATCAGAAACGGTACGATGAAGCGATGGGGCTGTTGAAACAGCTTGGTGATGGTAAAGACCGCCGCGATGCTTACCGTTCTGGTCAAGTACGCTATCCGGTCACTTAGGGGGCTGAATGTTAGATGCGATGGGTGGAACCGTAGGATCTCCAGTAGTCATCACTACGGACTACCGTGGACTTACGCCGGATGAACTTGCCGACTTGGCAATGGATAAGATTTTAAGTGTGTCTGTTTCGGCTCCCAGAGAAATTCGCGAGCAGGCGCTGACCTACCGTGCCTTGGTTCGTGATGTGGTTTTAGACCATATGCGGCAGGCGGTGATGCACGACCGCGTAACGATTGCTAATGCTTTGACAAAAGCTGGTGCGCCTGAGTTGGCGTCCATTGTAAAGGAGATTTGATATGGCTTTTACCGGAAGCGCAATGTGCGCCAGCTTCAAAGCGGAGTTGATGCAGTGCTACCACCTGTTTTCAACGTCAGCAAACCCTGCGCGTACTCTGAATACGACGCCGGATACGTTCAAAATGGCGTTGTACGACAATACCGCAACACTGACTAAGACCACCACGGCTTACACGGTTTCGGGACAGCTTGCGTCCGGTAGTGGCTACACCACTGGCGGCAATACGTTGACGATCTCCACGGCTCCGACGACTGATACGACCAGCACCAACAACGTGGCGTACATCAGCTTTTCGACGACTTCGTGGACTTCGGCTACGTTCACCGCTTACGGCGCTTTGATCTACAACTCCTCGCAGTCTGACCGCGCTGTTGCGGTACTGGACTTTGGCGGCGCTAAATCGGTGACCAGCGGTACGTTCACGGTGACATTTCCGACGTATGCTTCCGGCACCACTGCGGCAATCATCCAGCTTCAGTAAGGGGGTGTTATGGCGTTCAATGTCTTCGACCGCGTACAAGAAACGACGACGACTACAGGTACGGGCACAGTTACCCTTGGCGGAGCTGTGTCCGGGTTTCAATCGTTTTTTAACGCAGGGTTTAACAACGGAGACACCACATACTATTGCATTACTAACGGCACTGCATGGGAAGTTGGGCTTGGGACTTTTACCACCGGCCCCAATTCGCTTGCGCGAACTACCATTTTATCTTCTTCAAACTTTAATTCGGCTATCACCCTCGCCGGTACGTCCAACGTCTTCTGCGTCTATCCAGCCAGTAAAGCGGTTTATCGCGATTCTAGTGGTAACGTCGCGGGATATAACCTTACTGCGGGCACTATTAATAGCACGACGGTGGGCGCAACTTCTGCCAGCACAGGAGCATTCACTACCCTAAGTGCATCTTCAACCGTCAGTGGTACGGGCTTTAGTACTTACTTAGCTTCTCCTCCGGCTATTGGTGGAACGACCCCTGCGGCTATTACAGGAACTACGATCACTGCTAATACGCAGTTCTCTGGCCCTCACAACGGTACCGTAGGGGCTACTACCCCAAACACAGGAGCATTCACCACCCTAAGTGCATCTTCGACCGTCAGTGGTACAGGCTTTAGCACCTACTTAGCTTCTCCTCCGGCTATTGGCGGCACGACCGCCGCTGCGGGCAGCTTCACCACTCTAAGTGCATCCAGCACCCTTGCTGCCGGCGGCGTTCCTGTTTCCGGCTATTCACTCACAGTACGCTCTACCGCGCTTGCAAACGCATATTTTGTTGATACCGATTCCGGCGCAAGCGGTATGAACATCAATTTTCTGAAAAACAGTGCGTCCCCTGCGGCGTCGGACGACATTGCCAATTTACGTTTTTACGGTAATGACAGTGCCGCTGTTCAAACCGAATACGTCAGACTTGCAGCGACAATCGCAGATCCCACTAATGGTTCCGAAGATGGGACGTTGGTGCTGAACACAATAAAAGCCGGTACTGTTGCAGAACGAGTTCGTTATAGCTCCGCAGACGGCCTTTACGTCGTAGACGGCGCGTTTAGATGCCCAGATGCCTACGCCAGCACTACGGGCACTGCTGCCAATATGGTGATGAGTTCGGCCAGCGGTATTCTTCAACGCAGCACATCTTCGTTGCGGTATAAAAACAGTGTCGAGAATGCGACCTACGGCCTTACTGAGGTAATGCAACTTCGTCCTGTTACCTACAAGGGAAACAACGACGGCGATACCGTTTTTGGTGGATTCATTGCCGAGGAAGTGCATGACATTGGGCTGTCTCAGTTTGTGCAGTACGACGAGCAGAATCGTCCCGACGCACTTGCTTACGGCAACATGGTGTCCCTGCTGACTAAAGCTGTGCAAGAACAGCAAGCAATGATCGAAGACCTCAAAGCCCGTATCGCGGTGCTTGAAGCCAGATAATGTTTTCCGTCGCGCCATTTTCTGGAGCGCCGTTTTCCACTGCTTGGGTAAGTACCTCAGTTGCCCTCACAGGCGTCACTACGACGGGCGTCATTGGTACTGTTTCTGTTTCAGGTGCGGCTAATGTAACCCTCACAGGCGTCACTACGACGGGTGTCGTAGGTTCAGTTACCGTCACCGGCTCCGCTAATGTAACCCTCACAGGCGTCACTACGACGGGTGTCGTAGGTTCAGTTACTGTCACCGGCTCCGCTAATGTAGCTCTCACAGGCGTCACTACGACGGGTGTCGTAGGCACCGTTTCTGTTTCGGGTGCGGCTAATGTAGCCCTCACAGGCGTCACTACGACGGGTGTCGTAGGCTCAGTTATCGTTATACCTAGTGTTGAGGTATTTCTTACTGGTGTAACGACGACGGGCGTAGTAGGGACGGTAGTTGCCCAGCAGGCTACGTTTGTAGCTCCCACGGGGATCACCACAGATGTGGTTGTCGGCACACCGACTGTTCTCCCTAACACGATAGCTGCGGTTACCGGCGTTACGACGACAGGGGTAGTTGGGACTGTCAGTTTTGTTATTGACGCTGATGTAGCCCTCACAGGCGTCACGACGACGGGCGTAGTTGGGGCTGTCAGTTTTGTTATTGACGCTGATGTAGCCCTCACAGGTATCACTACAACGGGAGTTGTGGGCGCTGTCGGGTTCATTATTGACGCCAACGTATTTCTTGTTGGCGTCACGACGACTTGCGTTGTTGGTGATGTTAGGATATGGGGGCAGATCATTCCCGACCAAAACCCCAACTGGGTGCCGGTGGATGATAGTCAAACGGGTGTTTGGAGTGCGGTTAACGACGCGCAAGTAGCGGGATGGGTAGCCGTCGATGATAGTCAAACGGGCACTTGGACAGATGTTGATGATGCTCAAACCCCAAATTGGGCGCAGATAGCTGCGTAAAGGATTTAAAAAATGTCTTCTACCTACTCCAATCTTGGTATCGAACTCATTGGTACTGGCGAACAGGCCGGTACTTGGGGCGTCACCACCAATAACAATTTTAGTGACATCATTGACAACGCCATCGTAGGCGCTGCAACCATTGCGGTAACCGGCACATCCTCGGGTTCCCCCACCGTCCTTACCGTTTCAAACGGATCTGCATCTGACGGACAAAAACGCATCATCACCGCATCGGGGGCTTTGGGCGCTGCTGGCTATTTGCAAATTTCGCCCAACGATTTTGCTGGCTACTATTTCATCCGCAATTCCACCGGACAGACCTTGAACATCTTTCAAGGAACGTATTCCTCCGGCAACGCGGTTGTAATTGAAAATGGGTTTGATGCCATCATTAAATGTAGTGGCACGGGCGCAGGTGCAATAGTTTCTTTCATTAACTACAAACTTAAGACAGGCCCGCTTCTAGTCACTAATGAGTCCACGGTTGGCACCGTTATTTCGGGGTCTACGTCCGCCGCTGCTTTGCGTATCACACAAACCGGCTCTGGCAATGCGCTGCTGGTAGAGGACGATGCTAACCCTGATTCTACGCCGGTTGTCATCAACACTTCCGGGCAGCTAGTTATTGGCGCTACGACGGCTCCGGGGTCTACGACCGCTGGTTTATCGCTCACTTCAGATTCCGCTTCTGCGCCTAATAGCAACATTTTGTCTCGCCGGAACAGTACGGACTCCACCGGAACTACGATAGACCTCTACAAAGCTCGTGGCTCGCTAGCCATTCCCACCACTGTAGTTAGTGGGGACAATGCGGGGACTATTACATTTTCCGCCTACGACGGGACTAACTTTCTCCCCACCGCGCAAATTAAATCATCCGTAGATGCTACTCCCGGCACTAATGATATGCCGGGTAATTTGGTAATTAGTACCACGGCAGACGGTGCAAGTACGCTCACTACCCGACTGACCGTCGATTCTGCGGGGCTGGTGACGGTGCCGGGGGGACTTAGTGGCCCAATAGGCGCGACTGGTGCCACTACTGGGGTGTTCACTACGTTAGGAATTTCGGGGGCGCTGTCTCTCAGCGGGTCTGCGGGCACTTCGGGACAAATTCTGACTTCTGCTGGGGCTGGCGTTGTACCAACTTGGCAGACTCAAACCCCCACTTTTGCGGCGGGAACTCGGCTTGCTTTTCAACAATCTGCCGCGCCGACTGGGTGGACTATTGAAACAGGCGCGGCATACAACAACGCGGCTTTGCGGATTATTACCTCTGGCACCGCAGGGACAGGTGGTACTGCCGCGTTCACTACGGCGTTTACAAGTAGAACTCCCGCCGGTACGGTGACTACTACAAATGCGGGCACCACCCTTTCGACCTCGCAGTATGGTCTTTTGTCACATTCACATGATTACACAAGGACGTTAATTGGGAGTGGATCTACCATTGAAGACGGATCTCCGCTTACCTCTACTTCTACAACCGTAGCCACTTCCACAGAATCCGACACCACCGTGTCTTCGCACACGCACACTGCAACTAGCACGTTTACCGGAACGGCTATGGATTTTGCAGTTAAATATGTAGATTTCATTATTGCAACCAAAAACTAAGGATTTGCAATGGAACTCAAACCCGGTAATTTTTGCCCGTTAATTAAAAAAGATTGCATTGGTATCCAATGTGCGTGGTTCTCCCAAATTATGGGCAAAAACCCAAACACTGGGCAGGATGTCAACGAATGGAATTGCGCCATTGCGTGGATGCCAATGCTGCTCATTGAAAATTCCCAACAATCTCGTCAAACCAGCGCAACGGTGCAGGCTTTCCGAAACGACATGGTTGCTCAAGGGGACAATACTCAACAGTTGTTCTTGGCTATTGCTAACCAAAATCAACGATTAATCGAAGGGTAACCAATGAACACTTATTGGAAAATTGAACAGCTTACTCGTAGGGCGTCGGATGGCGGGGTAACTGCGGTTCATTGGCGGCTTTTTGGGGAAGAAGGAGAATTTCAAGCGTCGCTGTACGGGGAGTTTAGAACCAACCCAGACCCATCTTCGCCCGATTTCATCCCGTTTGACAATTTGACCGAAGCGGAAGTCATCAATTGGATAACTTCCACTTTGCGGGAGGGACGGATGAACGATTTTATTGCTGACTTAACGGTGCAAATTGAACAGCAAAAAAATCCGGTGATCTCCGACAGGCTTCCTTGGGCGTAAGTTATGAACGCGCATGACAAACTTTCGGTGTGGGTGACGCTCATCGCTACAATTACGCTGTCCATGATTTTAATGTCGATGGTGGGCGGCATGATGATTGGATTGTTCGACGAGAAAGTGGACAACAACAAGATTTTTGAAGCTGTGCTGCCTGCGTTTCAGACAATTGTCGGGGGTTTCATCGGGCTAATTACCGGCATCAAGATCGCCACAGACCAACGCCGCGACGACGCAGGGGATGAATAGTGGATTCCCAAATGTTGTTTAACATTATCCTTGGCGCAACTACGTCGATGATTGGGTGGTTTGGGCGCTCTGTTTGGGAAGCCAGCGTCGAACTTCGTGCGGATTTGGCAAAACTACGGGAAGACCTTCCACGAACCTATGTGGCCCGCGAAGACTATCGTGCCGACATCCGAGAAGTGAAAGAAATGCTGTCGAGAATTTTCGATAAACTTGATTCAAAGGTAGACAAATGACTTTCGAGGAATCTTTCAAAGTACTTATCGGCCATGAAGGTGGGTACAGCGACGACCGCAACGACCCCGGCAACTGGACTGGCGGCAAAGTAGGCGTTGGCGAATTGCTGGGCACCAAGTATGGCGTTGCCGCTAATTCGTATCCGATGGAAGACATCCAAGGGCTGACGCTGGAACGAGCGCAGCAGATTTACAAACGGGACTATTGGGACAAGCTGCACGCCGATGACCTCCCTAAACAGGTGCGGTTTGCGGTGTTTGACGCAGCCGTCAACTCTGGAGTGGGACAAGCAGCAAAATGGCTTCAACGGGCCGTTGGGGTTAAGGACGACGGCATTATCGGTCAGGGGACGTTGGCGGCGGTGCGAGCGATGGATCAGTACAAACTCGCTGCGGTTTTCAACGGTCAGCGCCTCAAATTCATGACCGAGTTGAAGGTTTTTGATAAGTATGGTAAAGGGTGGGCACGGCGCATCGCCGAGAATCTAATTAACCTTCCGTAGGAGGATCCTCCATGAATCTTAAGTTTTTTCTAGATCGTGCGCGGGAACCCTCCACTTGGCGCGGTGCCGCTATCATGGCGGGCACGATGGGCGTTGGGGTTAACCCTGAGGCTATGCAACAAATTGGGTTGGCGGTGGGTGCTGTCATCTCGGCAATCGAGATTTTCCGCAAGGAAAAATAAATGCCCCTTAAGAAGCTGATATTCAAGCCGGGGGTAAACCGAGACCAAACCAACTACGCTGGCGAAGGTGGTTGGTGGGAGTCCAACAAGATTCGGTTTCTTTCGGGTTTCCCGCAGAAAATAGGTGGCTGGGCAAAAGCCTCGGTCACTTCATATCTGGGCGTCTGCCGTTCGTTGTTTAACTGGATCCCAGCAGCGGGATACAATTTCCTTGCGCTTGGGACTAACTCAAAGATTTATGTCGAAAGCGGCGGTTCGCTGCACGACATCACCCCGCTCCGCGCTACTTATACCGGCGCATCGGCTCCTCAAGACACCGACAACTGTTTCACCACGGTATTGGGGTCTACTACTGTCACGGTCACTATCAACTCGCACGGCGCGGTAGACGGGGATTATGTGGTTTTTTCTGGGGCTACAGCGGTTGGCGGCGTGCCCGCTACCAGCCTCAACGACGTTCAGTTTCTCATTTCTAACGTCACTGTTAACACATTTACAATAACTGTAGATACCGCAGCGACCTCTGCGGCTACTGGTGGTGGCACGAGTATTACGGCATTTTTTTACATTCCTTCGGGGTTTGCTACCGCCGCTTCCGGTGTAGGTTGGGGCGCTCCTCCGTGGGGTGGGTTTGGAACGACGCCGACGACTGGCTGGGGTATCGCTTCGGCAACGGCTGTTTCTATCCCCATCCGCATTGTTTACTTTGCGTCGCGGTACAACGTGGTTGCGGACGAAACCGATTTGCTTTTTAACATTCGGAACGGCGCAATCTATTACTGGGATACTGACACTTCGTTTGCGGTAGCCCCCGCTGCGTCTCCTACCAATGCAATTGCGTTGACGGGAACGTCAATCCCAGATCAAGTTGGGCAAATTTTGTTTGACCCCAAGAGCGGCATTTTGATGGCGTTTGGGGCTACGGCGTACGGGGGCGGTTCAGCTACTTACGATCCTCTTTTGGTTCGTTGGTCAAGCCAAGATGATTATACCAATTGGGATCCCGCGACCCCCGTAACGTCCACCGCTGGGTTCTTAAAAATTCAAACTGGCTCCAATATTTTGCGGGCCGTTGCCAACTTGGATGAAACGCTAGTTTTTACGGAAAGCTCGGTAACGTCTGTGCAGTTTGTGGGGGGGACAGACGTATTTTCGCAAAAATTAATCTCCAACGAAATTTCGCTTATTGGCCCTAACGCCGTCCTCTCTAAAAACAATGTCTTCTATTGGATGGGGACGGATAAGTTCCTATCGTACAACGGGCGTGTGGAAACCATCCCCTGTACCCTACGTCAACATGTTTTTGAAGACATAAATTGGGCGCAAACGGAACAATTTTTTGCTGCGTCCAACGAAAGATTTTATGAAGTTTGGTGGTTCTATTGCTCCACCAATTCCGACACCATCGATAAGTACGTCATCTTTAACTACGCCGAAAACATCTGGTACTACGGAGACTGTACCGACTCGATGAGTCGCACGGCGTGGTCTGACTCTCCGCTACGTCAATACCCGCAGGCTGCAAGTGGTGATGACAACTATTTGTACAGCCACGAGTATGGTACGGACGCCGGGGAACTCCCGATGACCTCCTACATTACCTCTAACAACGTAGACCTTGACCCGGACGGCAACAAGTTCATGCTGGTACGCCGACTTATCCCGGACGTATCTTTTGTGGGGTCTGCAACTGGATCGACCCCCAGTGTGGACTTCACACTATCGCCCCGGAATTTCCCCGGTGCTGCGTACATGACGACCAACGCCGAGGGTCAGGACTTCTCGCGGACAGTTACTCGTAGCTCTGGCACCACGGTATCGGTAGAGCAGTACACGGAGCAGGTGTTTATCCGCGCCCGTGCCCGTCAGATAGGGGTTTCTATTGGGTCGTCGGAGTTGGGGGTCAATTGGCAGTTAGGTGCCCCGCGCCTTGATATGCGCGAAGACGGCACTCGGGGTTAAAAGTGACGTTTAAAAATACGCAAGCCCCGCGTATCCCTAGCGCCCCTAAAGAGTACGACGCGGTATTCTTCAATCGCTTTGCGCGAGCATTGGATACGTATTTCACTGTCTTGGATTCCAAAGCCGGGATCGTCGTAGACAGCGTATCTACTGGGCAATTTATTACGCCGTTCACTGCGCTTACTGTGGCAAACGGGGCAAATAACAATCTTGAGGTTCCTGCCGCTACGTTCTTTAGAATTTCAGCCCCCACCGCGCCGTTTTCCATCACGGGGCTTTTAACTGGTAACGCGGTCTACGACTCTACCTCCGCTTTGGTCTATGCTGCGTTAGATGGGCAGCAAGTGACGTTGTTTAACTCCACAGCGTATGCCATGACAATCTCAGATCAAAGCGCCAGCAGTAGTGCCCCCAATCAGATTATTACAAATACCGGGGCTGCTATTGCTACGACAGGTTCGGGGGTAGTGACGTTAATTTATTCTCAAACAGATGCACGTTGGATCGTCATCTCCGCACAGCTTTAAGTAGGAGTCTGATATGGCAACTCGGGGCGGGTCTCAAATTTCTCAAACTCCTCGCGGGCGGGCGATTGCCGCACAGACTGCTGCGCCAGCAGTAAATAATGGTATCGCCATGATTGGCGGCGTTCCGTATGTATTATCCAATTCCGCTGCTGTTGGGGTTGATAATCGTGACGCAGACATGAATCGCTTTGCTCAAGAATTTCAGACGCGGGTAGGGTCAAATCTTAGCGGACAAGCACGGAGCAACGCGCTGGGAGTTCCGTCCCTTGGTGCTCCGCGCACGGGGCAGTGGGTGCCGGTCAGCAGTCTGACGCCTGAGTTTTATACCCGGAACTACGAACAAAACTGGAAGAACGCCCCCGGATATACCCCCGTCCTTACGCCTGAGTTACGGGCTGCGCTGGCTACTGGAGATCCCAATAAGATTGCTACCGCCCACTACAACGCCCTGCATAGCTTGCCCGATAAGGGTCAAGACTTTGGAAGCTTCCTTGCGGACTTTGCCCCACAAATTGCATTGGGTGCTATTCCCGGTGTCGGCCCTGCATTGGCAGCAACGTACGGTGGGGTGCGAACTGCTGTTAATGGCGGCTCTCCTCTTGAAATTTTGTTGAACGCCGCAGGGAGCTATACTGGGGGGCAGTTGATCCCCGGCATTCAATCTGCGGGGGGCATTCAGAACTTCATCAATCAAGGTATATCTAAGGCAACGGGCATCTTTAGCAACCCCAGTTCGGCGTTTACCGGGGCAACCAGCGGGGCGGCGTCTAATCCGTTCCAGACCGCAGTAGATGTAGCGGGGAACGTACCTTCTTCTCTTATATCGGGGGGTCAGAAAAAAACCACGCCCGCACCCACCCCTACCGCGCCTTCGCGGCCTAGCCAGTCATCCCCCAACTTTATGGGGCCGAGGACACCTACCCCTGTTCGCCCTGCTCCTGTATCTACCCCTGCTCGCCCTGCTGCTCCTGCGTCCACTCCCGCTCGCCCTGCGGCTACTCCTATGTTTGGGCAATTGGGGGGCGTTCAGCCTGTGCGCCGCGCTATGGGTGGGCCGATTGACCCACGGCGGGATGCTATGAATCCGATGGGCGGTGCGCCTGCGGCGCATTATGGGCTTGCTTCGTTGGAAAAAGGGGGGGCGGCAAGCGATGCACCCGTTGAAGGTTATCTTGACGGCCCCGGTGACGGCATGAGTGATTCGATCAAAGCCACCATTGACGGAAAGCAGCCGGCGCGGCTTGCGGATGGCGAGTTCGTTATCCCTGCGGATGTGGTCAGTGGGCTTGGTAATGGGTCTAGTAAAGCTGGGGCAAAAGTGCTATACGCCATGATGGATCGCATCCGTAAAGCCCGCACGGGTACGGCTAAACAGGGTAAAGAAATCAACGCCGAGAAATTCTTGCCAGCATAAATGTTGACCGAAGCAGAACGTAGTAAAATTTACGAATGGATAGGCGACGAACACGCCTATTCATTGTTCATGCAAATTTCGGAAGCTGGCGAATTCTGGGATGACTTGCTGGATAAAGACAGACCGATTCCCGATTCTAGGGTTAACTCGGTGATGTTTTCGTTGCTGGTGGCACTGCCTAGCAATCCGTTTTTTATAGCCCACAGAGCCAACATCCTTCCGGTATTGGCGACATTGACAAATTCATGGGCACATCTGGTGCCCAAACTGGAAGCCAACGAGTTGGTTTCCAAGAAAACAGTTTATGCAGTACGGCGCTGCGTTACTAACAACATAGATTTCTTGCTGTACATAATTTTTCTTTCACGCGGCATGAACTATGTAGCAGAAATCTCAAACGAAGTCGCGGACTTTGTGATTTCTAAAGAAGAATTATTTACCGAATACGTTGACGGTTTAACCGCTCAAAGGAGTTAAGTCATGGGTTGGACAGACGGCGGCATGGAAGAGTCCGGTAGAACCGAGACTAATAAGAACACAACCAATACGCTGGCGTTCGATCCCCGGATGCAGGGCTATTTCTATGGCGCTGCCAACAAGGCGATGAATGCGTTCAATGAACCATTCAAAGCACTAAACCCCAACCAATATGTTGCCGGCCCCAATGCAGATTTGCAGGCTGCATGGTCGGGTATCCGTGGGATGCAAGACCCCCGAGAATTTGGGCAGGCGTCGGATTTGTTCAACCGTGCTGCTGGATACCAAGCAAACAAATATGCTGCTCCAGAAGCATATGGTGCCCCGCAAGCGTTTGGTAATTTTGGGCTTCAAAGCCTCAATGTCCCGCAAAATTTTTCAGCGGAAGCCGCCAAACAGTACATGAACCCGTTCAATGAAGCGGTGACTGAGCAGGCTCGGCAGCAAGCTATCCGAGAAGGTAGCCGGCAAGCCGCCCAAGACCAGCTACAGACGGTGTTTGGAGCCAATTCGTCGTCTAGCGGCGCTGCGTTGAAGGGCGCAATGGCTAACCAGAACATGGCTAACACCATTGCCGACATCACTGCCAAAGGCAATGCTGCGGCGTTTGACCAAGCGCGTCAGCAATTCAACGAAGATGTTAATCGTCGGTTGGGTGCGGAACAGTTCAATATCGGCGCTGGCGAACGCGCATACGGGCTGAACCAAGCTACCGCTGCACAGAACGAAGCCGCACGGGCAAGAGCGTATGGACTCAACGCCGACACTGCTTTGAATGCGTTTAGAGCTAATGAAGACGCTCGGCAGTTTGCAGCTAATCTTGGTTTGAGTTCGGCGCAGGGGTTGGGTGCGTTGGGTACTGCTCGTCAAGCTTCGGACTTGAACCGATACAATGCGCTTGCTGCGGCTGGAGCAGACCAGCGGAATATTGAAAGCCAAAAGATGGCGTTGAAGCTTAGTGAAGCTTTGGCTAAACGTGGGTGGAATCAGCAGCAAGCGTCGCAGTTGGCGCAGATCCTTGCCACCATTCCTACAGGCAGAACGCAGACGGGCACCGAGACGGGTACGGAACGGACATTCTCCCAGACTCCCAGCCTGATGAGTCAGCTTGGTGGGTTGGCCGGTGCCGCTGCCAGTATGTACTTTGGTCTGCCGATGCAGTTAGGTCAGGCGGGGATTACCTCCCCCGGAGACATTTGGAAGAAAGCTGGCGGATTCTGGGGCACGGGTGGTGGTAGCGGCATGGGCGATAGCTTGCCCTGATAATTATTTAAGGAACCTACGTCATGCCTATTAATCAGCAAGTTGAAAAAGTTAACGCCGCTCTGTCGCGGATGTCTCCCCAGCAGTTGATGTCCATGCTGCAAGATAAGAACAATCCTTATCTGTACTTGGTGACTTCGCGGTTGGCGCAGCTAAAGGAAATGCAGCAACCCAAGCCCCCGCCGCCGCAGGGTACGGTAACAGATCGTGTGGCGCAGGCGTTGATGCAACCTCCTATGCCTCCGCAGGGTATCGCCGCTGCAATGCCGCCGGGGATGGCTATGCCTCCCCAGATGCCTCCCCAGATGGCTCCCCAGATGGCTCCCCAGATGGCTCCCCAGATGGCTCAGGCTGCGCCTCAGATGCCCCCGCAGGCTATGCAGGCTGGTGGGCACGTTCACGACTATGGGGTCGCTTCGCTTCCCTATGAGCCGCGCTACGAGGAAGGTGGGATCGTGGCATTTCAAGAAGGTGGGTACTACAGTACAGACCCTTCTAAGGAATATAGAAATAGGTCTTTTATTCCCGAATTTATTGGGGAAGATATTCCAGATTGGTGGGCTAGCGTTTCCGCCCCTTCAAACCCGGAAAGAATTCGGGTTGATAAACCGCAGCGTAAAGAAGAACCTCAAGGTACTCCGTATAATTTTCCATATAGGCAGTTGGTTCCGGGGACAAAATCCAAAGCATCTGATTCCAAAATCACGATAGATCCCCGCGAAGTTAGCGACATGTTTAATAATGACATGTTTAAAGTGCCTACGCTTACTAATTCGGGTTACCCCGGATTTGGCGATACTCGAAAAGAATTGACCGCCGATTTAGCAAAATACGAAGCCGCTGCAAAAGCTAACGCTACGCCTGCGATGTCGTTTGAGGATATTGCCAAAACTCGACTTGCAGCCCAGAAGGCTAATCCTGACTTCGATCCCGATTTCTTCAAAAAGCGCAAAGAAGGCTATCAGAAAGACGTAAGCGAACTGGGCGACCGTGCAACGGGAGAACTGCTCACAAAAGTACTTCCGTCAGCGTTCCTTGAAATGGCGGGCACTCCGGGCGGGTTCCTAAAAGGTTTGACTGCTGGGGCTAAGAAAGGCGTCGAAGGGTTTGATACGTCCATGCAAGGAATCCGTGAAGCGCGGGAAAAACTTAAGGATAGAATGCTTCGCGAAGACGAAATCAAGCAAACGGCGGCTGCGGGGCAGGTGGATGCGGCTATGCAGCTTAAAGCCCAGAATGAATCGGCTATTAGGGCTGAACAGGCTGCTTTGGCGGCTAAACTGTTTGAAGCCAATACCGGGATGACCCTCAAAGCCTATGAGGCAGAAGTCGGTGCAGCGCAGGCTCAGAGAGAAATGGAGCAGGCTAATTTAACCGCCGCTATTCAAATGAAAGTCGCGCAAATTGGACTTCAGAAAAATCTGGACGACAACCAAAACGCTGTACTTTTGGAAACTATTAAAGCGAGTAAAGAAGGGCGACTTACCCCCGATGCGTTCCTTAAAACAGCGGCTCCGCTAATGCCCGAGATTGAAGCGCGGGTGGCTCAAGAAGAAGCTACGCAAAAAATTAAACTAAGTCCAGAAGAGCGGAAAACACGAGTAAATCAATTACTGCGCGAACAACTTGGCCCAGTGATGCAAGCTTATCAATTATACAATACTCAAAATTCTCCTCCGAAGGGTATTGTCAGTATCCGTCCCGCTCCTTAATTGGTAGTCCCTACACATGCCTAAATATATCGTCACTGCCGCTGACGGCAAGGAATACAACGTAAACGCCCCCGAAGGGACTCCGCAAGAAGATATAGTTAAGTATGTGCAGAAACAACTAGGGTATGAACCCGCTCCAGTTGCGGAGCCGGAGGAAGAAGAGGATGTTTTTGCCAAATATAAACCCCAGCGTGGGGCGTTTGACGCTTTTGGTTCTGGCGTCTCTCGCGGGTTCACTCGGCTAGGCTCGACGTTCGGTGACGTTCTCCCCGCACTGGGGGCGAGTGCGCTTGGGTTTGACGACTATGCCAAGCGGCAGATGGAAGAAGCGGCGGCTACGGAAGAGCAATTGCGGCGCACTAACCGCGCCCAGTTTGAATCTCTCAGTGACGTTAAAGGGCCGGGGGATTGGCTTCCGTTTGCTGCTGAAACGATTGGTGAGCAGGTTCCTAACCTCTTAACGTCACTTATCCCCGGCGGTGTCGGTGCGACTGTAGGGCGTCGGGCAGTTGTCGGCGCGGCTGAGAAACAACTTGCTGGGCTGGCTGAGAAGCGGCTTGCGGGCGCGGCGGAACGCAAACTTGGGAAGGAGGCGCAAGAACAGCTTCTTAACCAAGGGCCGGCAACGGAGGATATGCTGCAAGCTGCGCGTAGCGCCGCTACCACCCCAGAGGCGATCAAAGGCGTCGTCACCCCCGAGGCTATCGAAGCCTCCGCAGAGAGCATGAAGCGGCTGCTGCCGAAGACGCTCGGAGATAAGGCTGCTGATACGGGTGCAATGGCGGGCCTGTATCTTGGCTCTGTGGCGCAGAATGCGCCCGAAATCTTCCAGAACATCTACGACCAAACGGGCGGCGACCTCGCCCCCGGTGCAGCCCTTATCGGTGGCGCTATTGGCGGTGCGCTGGACTCCATCCTCCCTGCCAAGCTTCTTAAAGTCGTGCGGAATAACCCCGCACTCAAGGCCGAGATTGCCGCGAGGATTGCGGAAAATAAGGGGGTTAAGTCTGGACTACTTCCCGCGCTTAAGAGCGGCGCAATGGGCGCTGCCAAGGGCGTCGGCACTGAAGGTCTGACCGAAGCGGCGCAGGAAGCTATCTCCATTGAAGCTGAACGCATTGTCGGGGAAACCCAAGAAGCATGGGGGACGGAAGAGTTCGACCGTTTGCTCGAAAGCGGTGTGCGCGGTGCAGTGGCTGGTGGCGTCTTTGGGGCTGGCGAAGGGGTTGGGAAGTACGCCCGTGAGCGTGGCGAAATCACCCGTCAGGAAGAAGCCGTAGCGGCGGAAGAAGCTCGGGTTAAAGCGGAAGAAGAAGAGGCCAAGCGGATTGCAGATGAGGCTGCGGAGCTTGCTGGGATTCCCCAGAAGCTGCTGGACTTAGATGCAGAGCTTCAAACCGCACGGGCAAATGCGACCGCGAATCCAAAAGACGCAAAACTGCAAATTGAAGTCGGTCGCGTCCAGAAAAAAATTGATGAACTAAAAGCGCGGGAGCTATTGCTCAAAACCCCCAAATCCACCACAACTCCGGGTACGACTGGGGGCGCTACGCCGCCGACCACCACTAAGAAGAATCCCCAAGACTACACCATCGGAGATGCTCTGTTTGATGTTGGGGTGTGGTCTAACAAACAAGACGATGTCAACAAAGCGTTTGGCAAGTTCATCAAAGAATATAACGCTGGGGTTCCTGACGACCAGAAATTTTCGTATTTGGACTTCAATAAGCCTCTCAAAGGGTTGGATGTAGAGAAGCTTGATGAGCTATTGGACATTGCTGCGCGCAATCATTCCAAGATTCCGGGGTTACAGACTGACGAGCAACTTCTGCAATTTGCAGAAAAAATCAACGAACTGCGGCAAAACCATCCTAACTTCAGACCGGAAGCCATCGTTGCTGGGATTGATAAGTCCCAGTACTCCGACTATTTGACCCGACTTCTCAAAGGGAGAAAAGTTGGTGTAGACGAGGCCACAGACGAAGCCATTCTTGACGAGATGACGAGCAAGATTGACTTCATCACAAACCATCCTTCGGGGAATCTGAACCCGGAGCTTGCGGCGCACCTGCAATCCAAGATTGACTCTTCTTCTTTGGGGTATGTGAAGGATGTTAAAACGTCCAAAGCTACGGGTGTGTTCACCCCCGGCTATCTCAGAAGTCTTGGTGTAAGTGATACCAAAACTAACAAGCCTTTTTACGACTTACTTGTTAGCCAAGATTTTAGAAATAACACTCCATCAGTAATTAGTTCTTTGGTGTTGTTCTCCCAGACGGCGACCCCTGCGCGGTTGAAGCTGATCACAGACATCATCGCCAAAGTGCCGGAGCTTCAAGCGGAATACGCTTCGGGCGGCTATCCTCCCCTTGGCGGCACTAAGCCTCCCCCGCCGACTGGGCCGACTGTGACCACTACGGCATTTCCGCCGCCCGCTATTACGACCCCGTTTACGGCTGATTATCTTGCCAACAAAGGGTTTGACACCGACACGGGTGTCCATCAGCTACTGGTCGATGCGGACATTTCAGACCCGCAGATTGCACGGAAGACGTTGCAGAGTTTGAACACGCTGTTCCCCAACTCTACCCCGGATGAGCAGCGTCGGATTAATGAAATCGTAGCGGAGACTCGCCAGCTTGCCGAGGCGCAAGAAGAGCAGGAAGTTGAGAGCGACTTTACTGATGCGGCGAAAGTCGATGCAGCTAAACAACGCCATGAAGCGTTGGTAAATAGTCCAGACCCGCAGGTTAGCGACCCCGTTAAGCAGATTGTTAATCTAGCTCGACAGGGCGCTCAAGCCAAGGGTGCCCCTCTGACTTCTTACGAGATTGCGGAGAAATTGAAATCCGCAAATCAAATGCCGGAATCGGTGCCGGAAATTCTTGCTAATTACGCGCAGGAAATTTCTGACGCTCGGATTTCCAATGGATTAGTGAAGCCGTTGGAAGTGACTGAAGACCGTTCAATTACAGAAGCTAGTAGTTCGGTTAGAAAACGACATGCTCACTCAAACCCTAATTCTGTTGAGTATAAAAAATACCAAGAATCTATTGCTCTAGAACAAGACCTTAAAGGTAAATCCCCGCTTGAAGTAATTCGGCATATCGCCGCAATTACACCGAATAAATCGTACCGCGTCATTTCTACTCGTCTGGCGCAGATGATAGAAAAGCTGGAAAAAGCGGGACAAAAGTTTGAATTTGCAATTGTAAATGACGCAAATAAAAACGAAAAAATTACTTATAAATCTTCATATGGGTCTACAGTTAACGACACACTTGGGAATGTTTTAAAGCAAAGTTATAATGGAGTTGTTTGGACGCCGGGTGACGAGAAGAAAACTTTTATCTTCATAAGTGGCACTGACCGGGCTACGGGGTCTGATGAAATTGGGGTAACCCCGGAAACCATCATTCATGAGTACGTTCACGCAGCGGCGGTGCTTCTTTTT